ACGATGTGCTAGGTGTACCAGATACAGGCAAAACAGCAGCAGGGGCTGATGTAGGCGTGATGGTCACAGCAACTACGTTTGAACTTAGATTCAAAAATCCAGCATAGTTAATTTGATCGTTGCCACTAGGTGTTACTGTTACGGCAGTCGATGAAGACGTAGTAACAGAAATAGCCGTGGTTGGCCCTGCGATCCGATAAACTGATGTGTTAGACATTACACGACACCATTAGGAATTGGGCTGTCTTCGCAAGTTTTGACGCTTACCAACAAAACTGCAGCAGCTTGAGTCACAGATGCGCCAGTCAAGTTCAATAAACGAACAATAATTGCATTGTCAGCATTGGTGTAAGCATTACAAATACCAACACCAACAGTCATTGCAGCGTCCACTTGAACTTGAATCTTGTCAGTTGACTTAACACCTGGGCAAGCAATAGTTACTTCAGTTGTTGTGGTTGAAAAAGTTGTGCTTGGAAGTGTGAGCTGTGCAATTGTGTGTGCAAGTACATTTCCACGGCAAATGGTAGTTTTTGACATAGTTAAATCCTTTGATTAATTGTATCTTAAATGCGAAAAAGCCACCCCCTTTGTGTGAGAGTGGCTTTCTACTTTCCTAATCCTTATGGGAGGAAAGTTAGATCGTATCCATATACGAATACGTCACAAGTTGCTGCAATCGTAGTTCCAACATTGACATACATCGTTGATGGATTAGAAATAGCAGTTGCTGCATTTGTTGCGGCAGAGGTTGTTACATATGGGCCACCTGTGTTGCTAGTCAAAGCAGCGGTAGTCAATACTGTTGAACCTGTTGCGCCTGTGCCTGTGTACACACCAACAGTAGCTGTAGCAATAGTGGTTGTTGCACCGCTAGAGTTCAAGCCATTAGTGATGAGTACGCTAACAGGTACAAATTTGCTCACATTTAAAATTGACATTGCTGTGTCACCAGCAGCAGACAAGTTTACTGATTGAGCAGACGCAATCAAACGCAATGCCTGGTTAGTGGCTAGGTTTGAGGGGTGATTAGCAACTGTTGTTGCTGGGCCTGGATTTGCCATAATTTATTCTCCTTTAAGTTAATTAAGCAGCAACACGGCAAGCCAACTCAGGATAGAGTGGGGCCCAACCATACAGCACATCCAAACGTGTAGGAATACTGTCGTTATTCACAGTATATTGCCTCACGATTCTCATGGAAAGTCCAATTTCTTTATCGCTTGCACGACCAGCGAAATGGACACCTTCTGGCAGCTCTAAATCACAAATTGCCAACGCAAAAGCGTTGCGGTGCATGATTAGATTTTGTGGTGAGTATGTTGAGTTAGAAGAAACACCAATGTTGTAAGGTGTAACTGCTGCGCTTGCTGCGGGTGATGCTGTGACGTTCTGGAATTGACCGCCATAAATCAAAGCAGGGCTAACTGTCACGCTTGTGTTTCCATTGGTCAATGCAACTGCTGATTTAACAACAAAGTTACGCAACTTATTAGAACCATATGCAGCACGATTTTGTGGGTTAACACCATACACACTAGCAAAATTGATAATGTCACCAGCGTTCAATGTGCCAGTAGCAGTAGCAGTAATGTTGATAGTGGAGCTAGATGCCCAACCACTTGACAAACCTTGATTAGCACCATTTACAGTAATTGATCCGGCTGTAGAACCAGTCCAAAAACCAAATGATTGCGAGACCACATTTTGATCAAGTCGCCAATTCATCCCGCCGCTGTCTCTGCCCATCAAACCTTTGCGGTACTGTTCACCAATTGCCTCTTGGGGCACAAACAAACCTTTGAGTGAATCAACAATTGTTGCGCTTGTGAAAGGCTCAACAATACATGATCTACGGCCGTCACGAGGTGCGCCTTCAGAGTCCAAATACGCTTGACCTGTTAGGTAAGTAATTAGACCAGTAGGAGGTGTGCCTGGTGTGCCGACAATGTTAGCTGTGTTCAAGTTAGCCATTGACAAGCCATCACGGTCTATACGATTGGCTATGGCTGCCACGGCCGGTTTGAGAATTCGATCCGAAAACATGTCCAACGAAAGTGCTAAATCTTGAGTGGAAAATTGTGTATCCACATGAAATTGAGTACTTAAGGTAACAGGTACAGACGTTTCGTTAAAGTCTTCAACATTCAAAGCCGGGCCTACTGTACCAACGAAGCGTCCGGGCCTGCGAATATTTACAGTATTTCCAATTTTCGCACCAACGACCGCAAACTGATCATCGTAGTCTCTAGTTGTTTCGCTTGTAAACGTCAACTCATTTTCTAAAACCATCAATGCTTCATTGGTGATCTTAGATATCGTAAGCAGATTATTTGCCATGATTCATTCCTTTGAAAATAAAAAAGTCTTTACCTAATCTTTTTAGCCAGTCGTGCTTCTTTCCATTGCTTGTACGTTCCATGAAATTCACCATTGCTGTCAATGTTGGCCTCACTTGGAGCGCTAGTCGCACGAATAGGACTAATTGGCTTCGGTGCGTTTGATTTAGTCGCAGCTTTCACTTCTTCTTGAGGGGCTTTCTCAAGCCTGGCCTCTATCTTCCCAATTTCTCTAAGAGCACCAATTGACGTTAACTTACTGAGCTTTTCAGCCACTTCAGGATTCTCAGCCAAGTGATATAGGATTCTTGGGCCTAAGTCACTCTCGAAAATCGCATCTCTTACTTGGTCGCTCACAACGACTTCGCTAGACGCTATCATGTCATCGTAATCAGGCAATTCTTTCTTGACTTCGCTTTGGCGTTTGTTCCACTCTGCCATTGTTTTGGCACGTTCGTCATTCGCTTTGCGGTCAGCTTCTTGCCTATCACGCTCTTTTAATGCTCTATCAGTTGAAAACTCTGCCAACGCCTTTGCGTACTCAAACGCATCTTGGAATTGGTCAGGTCTTGGTTCTTCGTCAGAAGTAGCTTTAGGGGCAGTTCTGGATTCCAGTTCCTTCAACCTATTCTCTAAGTCACTAGCTCTTTGGCGCTCACGATCAGCATCTGCTCGTGCCATCTCACGTTGCTTAGTTATCTCAGAAAATCTTTTTTCGAGCTTATTGGGCTTCGGTTCTTCTGCAACTCTTGGGTCATCTTGCGCTTCTGGTTCACTCTTTGTAGGCTCTGTAGGTTCTGCAGCTTCTACAGTCTCCTCTTTAGCTAAACCTAGTTTTTGTGCGTAAAATTCACCTGAATTCTCACTTGTGAGCACATGGCTCGCTTCTTTGTCACTCATGGTTTTACCAAGGATTTACCCTATAAGACGTATAGGTACGTTTGTTAGGCAATGTAGCCTAAAATGTTTAATTTGTCAAATTATTGATTATGTTGCTTGTTACTGTTGGAATTATTGCACTCCAGGCTGTAAACCTGTGACTGATTCTTTTGCATACCTATATTGTTCAGCATTTCGAGCAGCAATTTCTTTTTCAAGCCTAGATGTATCCATGTGATGAACTAAAAGCTCCATAATAGACTCAATTTCTGTCTTATTCTGGCTAGTTACAGCTCTCATATTCACATCATGGACTCTGGCTTCTAGCATAGATTCAGTATTATGGGCTTTAGCAGTCTGGCGCATGAGTTCACGCTGGGTTTCTGCCTGTTGTTTAACGCCCTCAATGTCTTGGCGTTGTTTCATAGCCATTTGTAACTGTTGAATCTGTTGGCCCATCTGCTGGACTTGTTGTTTAGACATAGCCAATTGCATCTGAACCTGTGGTGGTATCTTAGATTTCTCGTCAATTTGACTCATTGGGTTGGCTGCAGCCAGTCTATCTGCAATTGTGCTTGCACCAGGGAAGTCCATATTACGAATAAACAAATCACCGGCCATTTGCATAAGATTTGGATCGGCAGCAAACAAGGGCATCATGGCAGTAACTGCTTCTTGCCGTTTGGAGTTGTAACCTGGGCCTGTGTCCATGACCACATCGTACTCACCGATAGTCACATCGTTCAATATCTTTTGAATGCCAAACTCGTCTGTTCCGGGCGTGTTGAGCTTAACTAGGTCAGGCTGGCCATCATCCCCAATAATACGCATTACACGCTCTGTATCGTAGATTTTGGGCACTAGATCAAGAATGATCTTCCCAATGTGTCTAATGGATCGGGTCAAATTGTCGTAGAAGTGGAAGTTTGTGATGTCCACTTGCTGTTGCTGACCATTCAATGCCTTGCCTGAGATGTTGCCAGTTGGTTGTTGGTTAGGATCAACAATCCCAATCACCGCTTGCAAGTCTTGGGATATAGCAGCACTAGCAGCCATGATACCGGCAGGGGGTGCTTCGGGTTGTATCCTAGTGGGTACAGGAGCTGGTACACCCTCGATGTCTTTTTGCTTGTATCTTAGGACTGGAGCAGACTTGACGTTGGCTTGTGCCCACTCATTTTCATGCCCCTCATCTTGACCTTCAGCCAGTAACCACTTGGGTTTGGGCGCTAGGGCAATACTTTCTGTCATGGAGGTTTGCCAGAAATTGTACATACGCTGTGGGTCTTTAGCCATACGCACTAGACCAAACTTTTTGCGCTTATTCTCAACAATTAACTGATGTCCGTAGACAGGAATGATAGGGATAAAACGACCAGGCCAAACGCCTTCTTCCAAGATTTGCATACCTGTGAGCTTTGCCCAGCGTATTTCTTTCTTAACTGTGTCTCTAGAGTCAATTACAAGGGCTGGATCGCCTTTATATTCATCTTTGTATACCTTACTACCATCAGCCAACAATAAGAGCTTAGTGGGCGTTCTAACTGTGTGGAAGTATTCAGCAATCCGAATATCCTCTTTCATTACCCACTCAGCGTTAGTGTCACCAGCCCCCCGCTGATTAAACTGTACGCCCTCGTCAGCATCTGGGTACATCATTGCAAACTGCTTTTTGCTGATGACTTCAGTAATCAATACCTTTTCAGCGTCTGACCCATCAGGCAATATGCTATTAGGGTCAAAATAGACAGTAAAGGGGTTCATGATGGACTTAATGTAGATTTCCTGATCAAAGGAATCCTCACGCACATAGTCTGTGCTTACCCTGATAAATCCCCAACCCATGCGAACTGTATAGTCTGCAGCGTTATCGTAGGCTTGGTCAGCGTCACTGTTGACTTCGATGTGCCTACAAATGCCGGTCAGAATGTCTGCCATTTTCTCATCAGACTCAGAATTAACGCCATGAACCTTAATTCTAGGGCGCTGTTGTCTAATGTTGTTAGTTACCTGTCTGCAATATGCGTCTATCTTGTTGATAGTTAGGCATGGTCTAGACTCTAAAGTGCGTGAGTTTTGAATCTCAACAGGCCATTGATCCCCAGCACTAAACCTTAAATCTTCAAGCGCTTCGGTTCGGTTCATCATATCGGCTTCTACACACAAGTGTAAAAAACCTTGGGCATCAGCTATCAGTTCACTAGATTCAAGATCATCTACCATAATTAACCCATCCAAGAAGATTGAACAATTTGAGACGCTTTCTTCACGACTTTCTTAGGTTCACTAATCATTAGTCCTATATACCTGAAAGCATCAGCACCATGACTATATTGATCGTGTAGTGGCGTTTTGCTAAACATTCCAGTCTCAGCATCGACCTCATACCTGTAATGTCTTAGCGCTTCTAGCCCTTGATGGCAGTTTTCACGATCAAAATAACAGTTGCTGAAGATAGTTCTAGCAGCATTGATTGAGTCAACAATAGGTACTTTAGGTACTATTCTAGTCTTATATCCTAAATTCCTAACAATTTCTTCTATACTTCGGCCATTTCCAGCCAAAGTTTTGTTCTCAGCATCGTGTGGTAGCCACAAAGTATCGTATAAATACCCAAAACCCTGCATTTTGTTCAGTATTGAGCTAATGGTTTCTTGGTTAGTCTCAAAATAGCGTACTAACCTGTTCTCCATGCCCACAAACTGCATAAACCAAATGGCAGTAGCATCAGACCATCCAAGGTCAAAAATGGCGTGTACAGGCTTTGTAGCGTCATATGGCACTCTAGTAATGCGCCCATCTATCTCAGCAAACTGCATCTCTTTGGCAAAGATAGCGCCATCTACTGTTTGCCTACATAAACCTTCCCAGACTGTGTTGTAGGCTTCTGGGTCTCTAGCTCTTAGCGAATCTTTCTCTAATCTTAGTGTCTCTGGAAACCAAGGGTTATCTGACCAGTTGACCTTAGTAACTACGGAATTTTCAGGGGGATTGAGAATGAATCTCTGATACGTTTCATCAGTCTCCAATTCTGGGTTAAAGGTGATCCATATTTCAGAATCCTCCTTACGAATCGTAGGTATCAAGGTGTTCCATGAAAATCTGCTGATGGTCTGTGCTTCTTCACACCAGCAAATGTCCACGCCCTCAACTGATTTTACGTTAGCAATGTTATTTTTCAGACCCACAAAAAAGAATTCTGTACCATTCTTACCTCGTATAGAGTTCTGGGTTATTTCGTAAAATGTTGACAAACCCAATAACTCGATCTGGTCACACAATAGCTTGTGTACTGAGTCCCTAATGGATGTTTGATATTCCCTGGCACATAAGACCCGCAGCGTGGCCATCGCACCTTTGATCAACAGGGCTTTGGCTACCCCATGAGACTTGCCCGCACCCCTACCACCATAGAGTGTGCGATAACGTGATTTGGTTGGATTGAATAGGCATGAGAGCTTCTCTGGAAACTCTGCCTTGCTTATCGCTTGCTGGACTTCATTCATTAGGCTTTACAAAACTGACCTGAATGTGTGGAATCAAAGGCGCACCGCCCTCACCAGTCAGCTCGATCTTGCTGTTATCCCGATACTTCTTGGGAAACCTTGCTGCCATACTGCGTGACCACAATGTGCCGTTCAGTTTAGGGCCGTCTTTGGTCTCCACCATATATGCTTGACACTGATCTTCCCACCACGCTTCCTCTAATTCTTTTGCTGTGGATAAGGAGTGCATAAATTGTGGATAAGTATCACGCCATAAGTAAATAGTTCTAAGAGCAACGCCTAATTCTTTAGCTATTTGTGTAACACTCTTACCCATAGCGCCCAACTCCTCAACCCTTTCACAAAAGGATTCTTGATAGTCAGTTGGGCGGCCTACTTTCATTGCTGTTCTTCTGTTGTTTCAGGTTTGGGTAATTGTGTCTGTGCTTGAGCTACTAGCTTGGCTACCATCTCTTGCATATCCCTGATCTTGTGTTCTAGGCTTGCAATGATTAGGTTTAGCTCTTGGGTTGTGTGATCAAATTTAAACATTACTTCTTGTCCTTTTTCTTAGTTGCAGCTTTCTTTTCAGCGTAGGCAATGGCCACGGCTTGTTTGATAGGTTTACCGGCAGCCACTTCGGTCTTAATGTTCTTTTTGAACGCTTCTGGCTTGGTTGATTTGATTAGTGGCATTTAACAATTCCAGTTCTTTAGTGATGCTTTGGCTCGTTCTGCTGGCCCTTTGGCGTTTTTGACCACGCCCTCCATCCTGGCACAGAAACTAGCCTTACGCCCCTCATCCTTTTTGGTTTTGGGGTTTGGGGCTGGTGCTTTCAAATGTGAACCATTCTTGGCGTTGTACTCAGCTCTGCCCTTAGCAGTCATGCCAGCGCCAGAGTCTGTGGGATTGTAGGTTTTACCCTTTCCCACAGTCTTGTGCTCAATTGGTTTATCGTGCTTTTTCATTTCTTTGCAGTTTTAGCGCTTTGTACAAATGCTTTGGCAGTGGGCGCTCCTTTAGAACCAGGCTTACGCATATGTTCTACTTTCTCGCCTTTTGCCTTTTCTTCTTTGATACGCTCTTGCTTGGCATGAATGTTAGCGTATAGACCGGGTTTACTCGCCATCGTCTTCCACCTCGTCATCTTCCCAAATAATGTCATCTTCAACAAATGCCATGATCAGGTCAGCTAGTAGCACCCACTCAGTGTCATCTGCGCCAATTTGCTCAATAGCGTACTGGGCAACTTGGTAACGAAAGTCTTTGTCTTCTTGATCTACAAACATGATTAATTCTCCACAACAGCGCAGATATCTGCTTCTTGAATGATTTGATAGTCTTGACCATCTACTTTGTGAGTAGGCCAGTTAAGATAATCGCCATTGCCATATTTAATGAAGTCACCGATCTGTACATCTAACACCAATGGGCCGATAGCCACAATAGTGCCCTCATTAAATGGCTCTTTATTGTTGACGTAGATTATGTCAGAGATATTGCGAACTTGGGGCTTCACAACCACCCTGTCTCTCAAAGGTTTAAACATTGTGGCGTGGCCTTCCTCTGCGCTTAGGTTCTTCAGTTGTAACTTGCTGCGTTAAAACTTCAACCATACTTGCAAATTGCTCGTTCTTAACGACAAATTCCCCACACCATTCGTTTTGATGACGATTTTGGTAAGTGGGGTATCTTCTGCATTGTCCCATGTTGTCACCACCTAAAAAATAGGTGCATGACTTACAATTGTCTTTATCCATCACAGCCCCTTTGTGTTGGCTAGAAACCCCTATTAGATTCGTGGTCTTTTAGGGGTTTTGCTTTTTACATCTTGTCTTGAATGTGATCCATGCGACTGTGTTCGTAAGCAACGTGCTCCTTAGAACCAGTATTCATTTCACCACAACGACCATCCATCTTGCCTGCGTGTGATGCCATTCTAAGACCCAAACCATCAGCTTTGCCCATGCCAACGCCGCCCTTGAGAGACATTTTACGCTCGCCAGATGTATCAGAACTCAAAGCACCTGATGGCACTTTCTCACCTGACATACCAGTTTTAAATTTCTCTGAATCCATTTTACCCATGATAAATCCTTTAGTTTCTTTGCAAAAAACACTACTCTTGTAGTGCTTAGACTATACCACAAATTAAAAAGGGATATCTTCTTTTTCTTCTCTGGGCTTTGGCTCGTTCAAGTAAGCCCAGCCGTTCCAATGCTCCTCAGTGATTGGCAGCGTATCCAATTTCATCATCAAGCCATTCTTAGTCTCAATGATTGACCCAAGTTTCTGGTAACGATTCTTTTTTTCACCTTTAGCGTTTGTATAACTGCCGGTGATCGTTGTGATTTCATACATCGTTTTTGACATCAAATTTCCTTAAAATGTTTACTTTTTTATCAACTTCTTCTAACAATACGCT